TCAGCGACGCTCGCGCGGCGCCGCGGCGGACCCCGATAGCGCCAGCAGGCGATGGGTGAAGCCGAGGGCGTTCTTGCTCCCCGGCGCCGACTTCGCCAGAGCGCGCAGATCCGGCAGGGCCTTCGGGTCGAACAGCATCCTGGCCACAGCTTCGCCGTTGCGGGCGGCCTGATACCAGGAGAAGGCATCGGCCGCCGCCTTCTTGGCGCCGAGCACGCCGCCCGCCAGGGCGCCGCCCATTCCCGCCGCGCCCGCGCCGGCCGCCGCGTTGGCGAGGGCTCCCGCGATGGCCGGGCCGACCCCCTTCCCACCGGAGAGCTGTTCACCGACGCGGGCGTTGAAGGTCGCGTCGCCGCCCGCCTGCGGTTTGTAGCCGGTCGCCTTGAGCGTAGTCAGGAACCGGTCGAGGCTGCCCCAGAGCACGTCGCCGTCGGGCAGCGCCCGGATCGACGCTTCGAGGTTCTTGGCCTGCTGCGGATTCCCCGCCACGGCCGACGCGAACCCGGCCCCGCCGTACTGCGCCGGCAGGCCGCGCTTCTCGGCCACGGCGTCGTTGAACGCGGTCTCCAGGTGGATGCGGGCGAGTTGGCGCGCGGACTGCGGGTCGGCCTTCGCCAGCGCGCCCATCGCCGCGCCGATCTCGCGCTCACCGCCGGCCAGCGGGTCGCGATCGAACAGCACGCCGATCGCGCGTTTCAGATCGGGATGGCCCTCGGCGAGGTGCCCGAGCGGGGAGCGCTCAACCGCCGCCATGCCTTCGCGCGCCGTCGCGATGCCGGCGATGCGGTCGCGCACGGCCGGCATCTGGTCGAGGAGATCCGCGTGCTGACGGAGCGCGCCACGGAGCTTGCCGCCGTCGAGCACGCCCGTGGTCGCATCGGTCGCGCCGTCGAGCAGGCGGGTGGTGAGTTGACCTTCGAACGCGCGCCGCGCCTCGGGGCTCGCGATGGAGGCGAAGTCGCGCGCCGCGCTCGGACCCTCGGCGATCGCGCCGGGCACCTGCTCGGCCGGCATCGAGAACCGCCCGCTCGTCTGATCCTGCGCCACGATCCGGCCCGGGGCCGAGCCGGACGCGAACGGGTCGAGGTTGCGCGAGGCCGCCTCGAACCCGGACCGGGCCGCTTCGTATTCCGGCACCGCCGACAGGGTGCGGTCGAGGCGGTCACGAACCCCGAGGAGCATGCGCTGGGTCTGGGCCGGCGCCTTGTCGATCAGGTCGGACATCGCCTGCCGGGCGCCATGCAGGCCGGCCACCGTGAGGTCGAGCGTCTTGCCGTCCGGCTCGTACAGGGTGCGCCGGGCCTGCTGGAGCGCCACCGCCGCCGGCCCCTTGGCCGAGCGCATCGCCTCCTCGATGTGGTCGAGCACCGGTTGCGGGTTGGCCTGGCCGAACCGCACATCCGGGATCTGCTCCTGCACCGTGGTTGACTTCACGAACGGGGCGGGCGGCTCGCGGAGGGCTCCGATGGTCCGCTCCAGCGCGTCGAGCGGCTCGGCGGTCTCGCCGCGCATCATGGCGCCGAGGGCCCGGGAGCGGATGTCCGGATGGATGCTCTTCGGGTCGATGCCGGCCTTGCCGAGGTCGGCGTCCAGGCGGGTCTCGGCGTGCGAGAGCGCCGCCGCATACTCGTCGCCAAGTTGCCCGGAGGTCGGGCCGGCGACCTGCCGCTGCGAGCCGAGCGGGTACGAGGGCGCGCCGCGCTGCTCGTTCTGGAGCTTCCGCAGCAGCTCGGAAGAGATGTCCCGCGCCATGCCGCCGTCGGCATCGGGCCGGAAGTACCCCTCCTCGATCAGCCGCTCGCGCCAGAAGTCGTCGATGCCCTTACCATTCTGGCGCGCGACGTTCCCGACGCCAGGGATGTTGAACCGGTGGAGGTCCGTGGCCGCCACGTCGCCGTCGAGGCGCAGTCCGCCGTTGCGGGCGACGAACCGCGCGAGGCTCTCGGGGCCGGCCTCGGCGGGGGTGCCGTCGCCGCGACCGGGCGGCGGGCCGAGCGGGGCCGGCGCCTGATCCGTGAACTGCGGGCGGCTGTACTGCTGCTGGGTCATGATCGGCTCGCCCGGCCGCTCCACCGGCACGGTGCGCTCGATGCCGACGCTCTCCGGCGCGCGCTCGGCCGCGCGGTAATCCTGCTCGGCCAGCGCGGCCCGCATGCCCTCGCGGCGGTCGAACGCCTCGCGGAGCGCGGGCTGGATCACGTTCCCGGCCTGCTCCGGCGTGACGCGCGGGCCGGCGGCCTGCCGCGCCTCGGCGAGCGCCATGCCCTGCGGGGTCTCGGCGACGGCCGTGCGGGCGGCATCCTGCACCGATGCGCCGAGCGCCGAGGGCGCGGCCGGCGCATCGGCCAAGCCCTGGAACGCGGCACGGCCGGCAGCATCCACCTGCCCGGGGCGCGCGGCGTAGAACTCGGTGGCGATGCGCTGGCCCTCGCCGCCGCCCGTCGCGACGGTGTGGGCGAGTTGCGAGGCGCGCGTGGCCTGGCCGCCCGTGACTTGGTTCAGCGCCTCGTCCAGGGACAGCGGGACACCGCCGCCGGGAAGATCGCGCGCCGCCTGCATCACGGCCTGCGCGCGCTCAAGGTGTTCGGGCGAGATCCCCTCCAGCCCGTCGCGCATGACGGCGGATGCGCCGCGCGGAGCCTGCGCCACCGCCGCGCCCACGCCGCCGGCCAGCGCCCCGATGAGCCGGGCCGGCCCTTCCAGTTCCGGCGCGATGGTCCGAACCGCGCGGCCGACGCCCTCGGAGGCGAGGGCCGGCACGACAACCTGTCCGACACGCTGCGCCAGCGTGCCACCGCCCATCGCGGCGTTCGGCGCGAACTCGCCGACCGTGTGTGCCCATTCGCCGGCTGTGGTCTCAGGCTTGTAGGCGGGGCCGGTCGCGGCCTCCATCGACTTGGCGACCGTCGCCGGGGAGACAAAGCCGTCCGCGATCGAGGGACGGGTATCCCCGCCCGGCAAATCGCTGGCAGGCGTGAACCCCGTGGCCCGCACGATAGCTTTCGCTGGGTAGCTGAGAAGCTTGTCGCCGAGTGCCAGCAGCGCATTCGGCGCCCCGACCAAACCCGCCACGCCGGCATCCACGCCCGCCTCGGCTGAGCGCGCCATGTCCTTCGCGACGGCGCCGGCCTTCGCGGCGAGCGACGGCTCGTCCGCGAAGGGGTCGTGGTCGACGGGGATGAGCTTCGTGCCGGCCGACGCCTGCTGGCCCTGGCCGGCGAAGGGATCGAAGTCGACAGGGACGAGATCCACCATCACTGCACCTTCAGATACTTCCCGGGGCGGTTCGGGTCCGCGACGTACCAGTTGCCGTCGCCGGCCTGCCGCGCCCCAGCAGGCGCCCCCTGCGGCGGCCGGGCCGAAGCGTCCTGCCTGGGCTGGCCACCCTGGCCGCCACCGCCCTGCGAGCCTGGGAACTCGACGCTGGAGGCACCGAGCGGCCGACCTGTGAGCGGGCTGTTGATCGGGTGCTTGCGGTCATAGTCCGCGACCACATCGTCCCAGTTCTCCCAGTTCTCCTTCCGGCGCGCGAGCGCGGCGAGGTCGAGTTCATGCTGGGCCTGCTGCTTCTTGATATTGATCAGCGCCGCATTGCCCTCCGGGGTGAGCGTCAGGCCCGGGTTGTTGCGCAGGTACGTCGCGAAGTCGAACTGCGTCGGACGGGCCGTGAGTGACTTGGCGTCGGCCGTGGCAAGCTGCGTCCCGATCTTCGAGATGAGCTCGGACGGCGCGATGTCATCGCCGATGTTGAGGCCGAGCGATCCGCGGGCGAACTGCTTGAGGCCGAGCACGCGATCCGCCATCGGGCCGGTGGTGATCTTGTCGCCGCCGGCCTTCCAGGCATCCTCCAGGATGTTGAGCGCGGCCATCTTATCCCGCGCCGGCCGGGCCGCACCGATGTAATCGGCGAGGTCCGTGCCGATCGCGTCGCCGACCTTCTTGTCCCGCGCCAGCTCTTGCGGGGGCATGTTGATCGTCGTCTGGTTCCGGCCGGCCTGCGCGCGTTCGTTGATCCAGTCCTGAAGCGAGCCGGCGTACCCGCTGCTGCGCTTGGCTTCTTGCCAATTCTTAATATCAGCCGTCGCCTCCACCTCCTTCGGCACCGCCGCAACCGGCTGATGCGTGTCTGGGTCGAGCATGACCTGCCCGGGGCTGAGGATATCAGGCTCCTTCGGCGTGCCGGCGTCTGTGCCCTCGGCCTGCGCCTGTGCGGTTGCCTTGGTCTGCTCCGGCGTCGGACGCTGGGCGGTCGCGACGGCTGCCACCTGCGTCGGATCCTGCTGGCTGCCCGGCACTACCGACATCGTGCCGTCCGCGTTCCGCACCCGGCCATCCTGCGCGCCGAATTGCGAGGAGAGGAAGCCCTGCACGTAGGTGGGGTTCATCGCCAACGCGGTCGCGTCCTCCAGGGGGATGCCCATCTTCTGCGAGATGATCTTGGCCGTCTGGTTCTGCCCGGCGAGTTCGCGCTGAAGCTTGTACTGCTCCATGCGTGACTTCGCCTGCGCAAGGTCGTTCGCGCCCTGGTGCGCATTGAGGGCAGCCGCGTTCTGGACGCCCTGGCTGAGCCCCTCCGCGAAGTTCTTGCCGGAGAGGATGCCCGAGCCGACGCCGAGAAGCGTGTTGTAGACGCGGGGGTCGCTGAGGCGGCTCAGAAAGCCCGGAGAGTTGTCGGCGGTCGGTGTCGACGAAGGGGCGGCCGAGACGGGCTGCGGCGAGCCCGACACCGGCTGGCCCGTCAAAGGGTCAAAGCCGCTGACCGGCGACATGCCGGGACGAAGCGCCGACAGATCGGAGGCGCGCGCAGGCGCCGTCGGCGCGGCGATCTCCTCGCCGCCGCTCGGCGGTGGGGCTGTCTGCGGCTTCTGGATCGCCCCAGTCTCCAACGGCACGTTCGTTGGAGCCGCCTGCATCTGCGGCATCACGGGCGGCTCGGCGCCGAGCATGGACGGCACGGCCGTCGCCGGCGCGGCCACCTGCTGCGGCTGAGCCGAGACGATCGTTCCCGAGTTGCCCGAGAACGCGTTGTCGGGCGCGCCGAGAGTGCTGCGATCGAACAGGAGGCTATCGACCGAAGGGGCGGCCTGCGGCGGCTGCGCCTGAAGGAGCCGCGCGAGCAGATCCGGGGAGAGGCCGTCCAGCAGGGACGAGGCGTCGGTGGTGAGGCCAGCGGACATGGAGCGCCTTTCGTGTCGGGTTACTGTCCGGTCCGCTGCCCGGCGAACTGCATGGGCGACATGAAGCCGAAGGGCTTCGGCCTCACCGTGCGGAACTGCATCGGTGACGCGCCGCCGGATTGCTTCTGGCCGCCCTTGCCGGACCCGCGGCCCTGGCCGCCATCTGCGCCGGCCATGCCGGGCGCCCCTATCGCGGTCGCGCTCGGATCAGCCGTCGCCATGGGGTTCGGCGTCGACATGTCCCCGCCGCCGGCCGGCAGCACGGTCCCGGCACCGCCCGCCTGCGTCGGGCCGGACAGGCCGAACGCTGCCGGACGGCTCGAACCGCCCGGCATCGTCATCTTCGGCGCCGAGCCGCTGACCTTCCCCGCGGCCCAGTCCGTCAACTGGCCCGCCGTCATGTTCCGCAGGAACGGGTTGGCCGCGACCTGGCTGGCCTCAAGCACTTGGCTGACCGGCGTCGACGGGTCGGCCGAGAGGACGGAGCGAGCCCCACCGGCCCCGGCGAAGTGCGAGAGGTAGCGGGTGCCGTCGTTGTCGGGCAGGCCGGCCGCCCGGAGCTTCGCGCCGTTCTCCTCGGCGTAGTGGTTGACCATCTCGCGCGACAGCGCGGGGTCGTTGCGCAGGGAGAGGAGCTGTTCCCTCGGCAGGCTGCCGGCGAGGTCGGGCCGGTACCGCTTCATCATGTCGAGCCACGTGCCCGAGATGAACTGACCCGCCCCCGTCGCGGACGAGTTCGGGTTCTTCGCTGTGGCGTTCCCACCCGACTCCGCGCCGACGATCCGGTCCACGAGCGATGGGCTGACGCCACTCTGCGCCGACGATGCCTGCGCGGCGGCCGGCTGTCGTGGCGCCTCGGGCGGGCTCGGCGACAGGCTCATGGCCATCGGCGCCGGCTGCTGCGCGGGTGCGGGCTGGGCCACCGACGCGGCGGCGGCAGGCTGAGCCGGAGCCGGCGCCGCGGCGCCCCTGGCCGCCATCTGGCTGATCGCCGCGAGCATGTCGGGGGTCAGGCCAAACGCCTGATCCTGCGAGCCCATCGCCGGGATGCTGAAGCCGAAGGCCATGACCTACCTCCCGAAGATCGAAGAGGCGGCGCTGCGTAGGTACGGCGTCAGATACCCGCCCGCGCTGCTCGCACCGCTCATCCCGCCGATCCCGCCGGCGGCGGCGCCGACCGGCCCGAAGGCGCCCGTCATCCCGAGGAGCCCCAGGCCGCTGCTGAGGCCGCCGATGAGCGTCGAGCCCAAGCTCTGGCTCGTCCGGGTCTGCGTGCGGCCAGTCGAATCCGTCGTGCCGCCCAGGCCGGCAAGCCCGCCCATGAGGCCGGCGTATCTGTCCAGATTTGCCCACGGCATCTGGTTGGTCTCGTCGAAGACCTGCTGGGCGGCCCCGATGTTGGCCTGATCCTGCCCCTGCAGGATCGAACCGACACCGAGCATCTGCTGCGCGGGCGCGTACCGGGAGGCGTCGAGCGCCGGCAGCATGGAGGCTGCCTGGAGGGCCTGCGACTGTCCGGTCTGCCCGGCCCCAATGAACCCTTGCGCCTTCGTGACCCCCAGGTTGCTGTTGAACTCGTCCCCGCCCAGGACCTGCCCGAGGACACTCGCTTCCTGGCCCTGCTGGGCCTGCCTGAGCTGAGCACCGGCGAGCCGCTGGCTATTGTTCGTCGACTCCACCCCGCTCTTGGCGTTCGTGATCCCGAGGCCGAGCTGCGAGGCGGCCTGCCGTGCAGCGTCGATCTGCGAGTTGGCCGAGAGCTGACGCTGCGCCTCGGTGTTGTACTGAGAGGCGTAGAGTTGGCTCTGGGTATCGTTCACCGCCTTCGTGGCGGCGCCCGCGAAGGATCCGGACCCGTACCGGCCCGACGCGGCGAATGCCTCCTTCTGCGCCTGGAGGGCGTTGTCGGAGGAGGTCTTCACCAGCTTCTGGAAGATCGGGTTCGTGGTCGGGTCGAGGCTGTTGCCGGCGGCGATGCCCGACAGGTTGGTCTCGGCGGTCGAGGGGGCTTGACTCTTCGCGTAGAGCGCGTCGAGCTGCGGGATGGTGGTCAGGTCCCGCGAACCGGACATGAAGCTGTTGGCAGTCTGGTTGATCGGGTTGCTCGCGCTCCCGATCCGGTCGGCGAGGCCCGACAGCCGCGACGTATCGACGTTCGGCACGTTCGACAGCATCGACAGGCCCTGCGCCGTGGTCGGTGAGATCCCGCTGGAGCCGAGCAGGCTCTGGGCGAACGAGATGCCCTGCGGCGCGGCGTTGTCGGACGCGAACTGGTCGCGGATCGACTGCAGCCCGGTCAGGGCATCATCGCCGAGCTGCGCGACCCGCGGGCCCGAGTAGATGCCCGTGCCCGAGCCGCCGTTGTAGAGCTTGCCCGCGTCGCTGATGACCGCCTGCAGGCCGGGGATCGCCGGAGCCCAGGGCTGGGTCTCAGAATGCTGCTGCTGCGTGGAAGTCTGGGTAGAGCCGCCCATCACAGCGCCTTTCGGAAGTGGGTGTAGGAATCATAATCCGGCAGCAGTCCGGCCCAGCCGGACCGGCCCGCGAACTCGACGGTGGCGCAGCCGAGCCGCCGCGCGCCGGCCTCGATCAGCGCGAGGGTGTGCCGCCACGCCCGGGCGCCGCCGCCGCCGACGGCGAGCACCCAGCAGGAGCGGCTTTCGTCCCGGTGCTGGCGAACTTGCGTGACCCCGGCCGCGACCGGCGCACCGCCCGCGGGACCGATCAGGACGAGCTGGCCCTCACCGGCCCGGCACAGCGCGCGCAAGCCTTCGAGGGTCAGGTCGGATTCCGGCCGGTCGCAGACGCGCGCCAGCCATGGCTCCGCCACTGGCCAGATCGCATCGACCTGGTCGGCGGGCACGGGCGTGAGGATCATCCGCGGCGCCGAAGCTCGTAGTGGAAGGTACGGTCGGTCGCGGCCGAGGAGTCGTGGCCGACCGTGAACTGGCCGTTCTCCGAAGACACCGTCCACGGGCGCGCCGCGGCGGCCGAGGCCGAGGTCGGCGAGTAGGCGATCATCGTCCCTGCGGTGCAGAGGCGGTTCTTGACCACGGTCTGCGTCTTGTCGGGCGCCAGGACAAGGTCGCCCACGGCGTGCGAGGCGCCGGTCACCAGATCCCCGATCGCATCGACGTGCTTGTCGAGTTCGGAGCGGTCGAACGCACCGCTCTTCGATGGCATCTTCATGCCGATCCCTCCGGCACCGCATCGGGCTCGATGGCGGTGGCATAGGTCCACGCATCGCCGGCCGGGATCCGCACCTGCACCCGGTGGTACCGGCCCGAGGCGTGGCAGCAGGCGATGCGCTCGCGGTTCGGCGGGCTCTCGGCGCGGAACCGGACCGGCACCGAGACGCCGAGGCTCTCGCGCGTGCCGACCTGCGCGAACCAGGCGTCCGCGTCGGTATCTACCCGGACGCCCCGGGCGTAGGTCCGCCGCGGGCGCGACAGCATCGCGTCGGGCGTGGCGATCAGCGCTTCCATGCTCGGCCCCTCGAGGAGCGCGAGCCGGTTGTCCGTGCCCCAGACGCCGATGAGCGGCACGCCGCCGGAGAACAGCGCGGAGTCGAGCGAGAGACCGCCCGCGAAGTTGTATGGCGAGGTGCCTGCGTCGATGTCCTCGTTGATGGAATCGATGCTGACCGGCGCCGTCTCGGCGCGCAGCCAGTGGCGTAGGACGAGGTCGAGCTGCGTCCAGCGATCCTGCACGGAGTCGTAGACCAGCACGAGGTCGAGCAGCGTCGGATCCGAGACCCGCGTGCTCTTCATCGCGAACAACACGCGGCTGCCGGTCGGATCGCCTACCGCCACCGCGGTGTGTGCGAAGGTCGGATCGCGCAGGGCCTGGATCCAGCCGTTCACCCGGTTCTTGCCGATCGGCACCGAGGTGCCGGCCGCGAATGCGTAGACGCCATCCCGGTCGAGGAAGAAAATGGTCGGGCCGATCTTCACCACCGACCAGGGCGCCACCGCGCCGCGGTCGTCCTCCAGCTTCGAGCGCTGGAACACGGCGCTGCTGCCGGGGGCGAACACCATCTGCTGGATGGCGCGGTCCTGAAACACCAGCAGGCTCTCGCCGCCGACGAGGCCGGTGACGTGACCGCCGTCGGGGAAGATCTGGACGTCGGAATCCTGCACGCCCGGCGTCCAGAAGGTCGGATCGCCGATGCCCGACCACTGGATCGCGGTTGGGTCGGACAGCAGGCTCCCGAGAAACAGGAACTCGCTGACCACGGTGACGAACCGGGCCTTCGGCGGCGGGTTGGCCGGGTCGGCCGCGACGAGGTCCGCGAATTTGGTCCCGGTCGCGATGTCGATCACCTGCGGCACCGCGCCGAGATGCACCGCGAACAGCCGCGTGCCGTAGAGGGCGAACGACCAGTAATCCCCCTCGGGCACGAGGTAGGGGGTCGACCCGGTGACATCGTCCCAGGCGTTCGTGACCGGGCTCAGCCGGTAGAGCTTCGTCGTAGTCCCGGCGAACGCGACCCAGGAGCCATCCGGCGCCTGCACCGCGATCGATCCCCGGCATTCCTCCGGCAGCGGCTGCGTGACCGGGTTCGGCGCGGGGACGGGCCCGTAGCCGTCGGGACGCGGGAACACGTTGCGCGCCACCGCCGCGACGCTCGCATCGTTCGACGCGACATCGGGCGCCCAGGCGCCGAAGGAGATCTTCACAGGTCGTAGCTCTGCACGACGCCGGTGCCGGCCATCGTGGTGGCCAGCCCCTTGAGCGAGGTCGAGGCCTCGGACACCGCCACGTCCATAGCCTGCTTCAGGGACGGATCCTTGAGGCGGTGCAGGGCGAGGTAGCGCTTCGCGTAGGCCGCGATGAGGTCATAGGCCTCGTCGACCCAGGCGTTCGTGTCGGCATCGGTCGCGGGCGCGCCGAGCCGGACATGGCCGGTGAAGCGGACCGTGTAGACCCCGTCCGGGATCGGGAAGAGCCGGTAGCCCTCCGAGAACTTGGCGAAGTAGGCGGGCTGCCCGGCCTGATCCTGATCGCCCAGCGCGTCCAGGCTGGCGAGCGGCACGGGCTTCAGCTTCCAGGTCGTGTTCGAGCCATCGATGGCCACCGCGCTGTCGATGGCCAGCATGACGTTCTGCCCGGCGAGGCCGGCGCCGCCGTAGCCGGCCTGTCCAGGCACGGTGGCGAACTCAAGCACGCCGTCGTTGAACGGGAATCGCTCGCGCTGCCAGAAGCCGATCGCGAACCGGATCGCATGCCGGACCGCTCCGACGAGGTCGGGCCGGTCGAGCTCGTCGACGATCTGGTTGACCATGCGCAACAGCGTGGGCGAACCGTCGTCCGTCGAGGTGCCGTCCGCCTGGATCAGCGGATTGTCGACCGTCGCGGCGAAGGCCGACTTCACCTGTGCGGTGGAGTCGGGAAACAGTCCGGAGGACATGGCGCTCTCCGTGGTCAGCGATGGAAGGGCGGGGCCGGGACAGGCATCAGTTGCCCCACGCGCGCCAGACGATGTTGAGGTTGGCCTGCGCCGCAACCGCTCCGCCGTTTGTCACCGAGCGCCCGCGGAGGATCGCCGTTGTCTTCGTGAAGCTGTCCGCGGACGTGACATAGGCGACCGTCGCGCCTCCAGCCCCGGAGTTCGGATTGGTTGAAACGCCCCAGCAGGCATTCGGGAAGGCCAGCGGGAACGTCAGAGAAAAATCGGCAGATGTCGAACTCGCAGCACCCCACTGCTCGATGAAGCCATCAGACCACCTCCGGTAGCCATTCGGTCCAAGGCTCTCCGCGATCACGTACGGGGCGGCTGTCGCAGCCCGATCCGCATAGGCAGTCGTCGCGAGCTTCGTGCTGTTGTCGCCTGCGGTCGGGGTCGGGGCGGTCGGCGTTCCTGTGAAGGCCGGCGAAATGGTCGAAGCGGTGCTCGATGTGACCCAGTTGGTGCCGTCGTTCTGAAAGAAGAGCAGTGCGCCCGGCGGGACAGTGAGCGCCGCCCCTCCATAGGTGGACGTGAAGATGTTGGACGCGCCCTGTGAGGCGACGGTGATCGCTCCAGGGGCCGTGTTCAGAATAGCGACGGACTGATCGCTGCCAGTCTGGGACACTGTCGGCAGAGTGATTACGATACCGGCGGTCCCGGTGAAGATGAGCTTCCCTGCGGCCGAGCCATCAAGCGTCATGCTCGCGGATGTCGACTGGATCCCTGTTGGCCCCGCGCCGGCATTCTGCTTGGCTAGAATGCGCTGCGCTGCGGTCAGCGACTGCGCGACATCGGTGCGCACGACGGCGGTGTAGGGCGCCTTGGCGCCGAGCGCGGCCGCGATGCTGAAGGACGTCAGCGCCTTGGCGTCGTCCGTACCGGTCGCGACGTCAGTCTGGGTGGCCTTCGGGACCGTGATCGTGCGGTCGGCGGTCAGATCGCCGCCGCCGGTGGCGAGACCGCCGGTCAAGATCTGGCGGCTCGGCGGGACGCCCTGGTTTCCGCCCGCACCTGCGGCGACCGCCGTGGCGACGAAGTCGAGGCTCGCCGCTTGCGTTCCGGAGGTGCCCTGCGCCGCGGTCGGGACCCGAGGCACGCCAGTGAAGATCGGGGAGGCGAGCGGCGCCTTCAGCACCTCCACCCCCTGTGCACGGCTGGTCTCGTTCGCGATGGCGGTCGCGTTCGCGGAGACGTTGGTGGTGATCGCCTGCTCTGCCGCGATCGCCCGGGCCGTCTCGGCGGTCACCGCACCGCCGTCGGCAACAGTGCCCGCCACCGTCCCGACGTTGAGGTAGGCCGCGGCCCCAAGGGTGTTGAAGCGCCCCGCGACCAAGTTCTGGAGGAAGAGGTCGTTCGCGTAGAGCTTGTTGAAGGCGGTCGGCACCGCGTCGGGCTTCGGCCCGCTCGTCACCGGCTGCTGGAGCGCGGACTGGGCGAGCGCGAGAGACGGCGCCAGGGTAAGCGCAAGGACGCCGACGAGGCGTCGGAACCGGTGCGGGATCATCGACGGCCCTTCGAGCGGCGCGCGGGCTTCCGAGCCGCGGCAGGCGCGGGCTCGGGCTGGCGATCAGGCTGGGGAAGAGGAGCCGGCTCCGGCGCGGAGGCCGGAGCCGGTGCGGGCACTTCGGCGAGTGCGTGAGCGCCCGCGTGCAGCACCCAGAGCGCGGCGTGCATCAGCCGTCGTTGTTCGGGGCGTAGTGCAGCACGATGGTCGCCACGCCCGCGGCCGGGGCGCCCGCGATCGTGCCGTAGATCGGCGTATCGGCGGCGAGCCGGCCCTTCAGGGTGGCGGTGTCGATGCGCTTCACGCCCGCGGCGGTGACCGCGGTGTCACCGGCAGCCGCGAGATCGCTCCCGCCGGGGGCGGACCCGAGGGTGAGCGACGCGCCGGCCGAGAACGCAGCCTCGACGAGCACCAGGAGCGAGGTGATCAGCGCGCCGGCTGGGAGCGAGGCCGGCAGGACGAAGGCGCCGTTGGCGAAGGTGACGGTCAGGCGGACGTACTGCGACTCCTGCCGGCGATACTCGCGCACCGACGGGGACGCGGGGGGGACGTTGGTGGCCACGAGGACCTCCTGTTCAGACGGATCGGGGGAAAGGCGGGACGGGCCGGAGCGCGAGGCCCCGGCCCGGGTCAGCCGTCAGGCTGGATCGGCGGGGGCTTAGCCGGCGGGCGCGGCGTAGGTCGGGACGGTGATGACGCCGAAGTCGTCGCCGTTGAAGGTCGTCTTCTTCAGACCCCAGATCGCCCAGGCGGAGACCTCGAGGTTCCGCTTGTGGTCGTAGAGTTCCTCGTTCCAGCGGTAGCGCTCGTCGCCACCGGCCTTGCCGTAGGCCACGGTCGCGGCCTGGGCGCCGAGGAGGACGGCGCGGCGGGTGTTGGTCACGGCCGAGGTGCCGTCGACGGAGACGCCCTGCGTGACGTCCTGCGCCTCACGGAGCACGACGCCATTGTACATGCCGAGCGCGCCCGAGAAGATCGGGCTCTTGCTCGACTGCATGCCGGCCATCGCGGCCTTCTGGATGTCGAGCCACTGGCCGGCGGCGGTGTTGGTCCGCAGCGAGGTGACCTGCGTGGAGTGCAGGTACATCACGTAGACCTTCTGGCCGTCGACCACGACGGGGCGGATCATCACCTTGCCCGCGGCGCCGCCGGTCTTCGCCAGCTCCACCGCCTGGTCGATCAGGCTGAGGGTGAAGATGTCGCCGGCGACGAGGGCGGCATCGTTGGCGCGGCCGTTCGGGCGCAGGATGCGACCGGCGGACGGGGCCGTGACGAGGTTGTTGCCGTTGTACTTCCGGGCGTTCTTGCCCGGCAGCGCGTTCACTGGGGTGTAGCCGCAGACGTGGGCGAAGAAGATCTTCGCGCGGCGGGTCTGGAACCAGTCGGCGATGCCGGAGCGGGCCTGCTCACGCAGGTTGAACGGCACGCGCTGCGCGTCGATGGTGTTGTCCGACTTCACGCCGACCACGTGGCCGAGTTCGTCGATCGTCACCTTGTCGGAGTTGGTGCCGAGCTGCTCGCCGTTGCCCTCGGCGACGTCGTCGGAGGTGAAGCCGTCGCCCTTGAGCTGCATGCGCAGGCCGAAGGTGACCTGGTCGCCGTTGCCCTTCTTGGTCTCGGTCTTCTCCTGGATGATGGAGCCATCGGAGGTGCCGACCAGCGGGTCGATGTCGATGGACTTGTTGGCCTCCACTGCGAGCTTCTTGCTCCACAGCTTCTGGGCCATCGGATCGCCGATGCCGAAATTCGTGAACGACATGAGAGGTGCCTCTAAGGGCTGGATTCCGTGGGGGAGGGGTGCGTGCGGGCCGTGTCGTCGCCGCGCGGACGGAAGCCGGGCCCCAGGTGACCGTTGGGGACGGTGATCGGACGGGCGCCGTGCGTGGCGCGGACGGAGGCTGTGACGCGGCCGGGCGAGCCCTGTGACGGGGGCCAATCGGACGACCGAACATGCGAGAGCGCCCCGCTGGGAACAGCAGGGTGCGGCGCGGGCCGGTCGGAAACTAGTGGGATGCGGGACGGGGCCTCAGGCCTGCACGTCACGCGACATTGGCGATATCCGGTGTTTCGCCCGTCGGGTCAAGCGATTAGATGGATGGCGATCATTAACTAAGCCGATGAGAAAATCGACCGTCCCGGCAACACATTGGCTCCAACGGTAGAGGAGCACAATCAGCTATCCTCATAAGCTCGCTTCGATCGTTGATATCGGTCGTCCCGCAAAAATGCGTTAAGGAGTGTGTTTTATATTATTTCTTTGAATTCTTGATGGCGCTAATTATGTCAGATCACTCTCCGGAAGTAATCGAAAAAATATCAAAAACCATCAGCGCTGCTGAAAATGCGGTTAATTTTGTGCCTCCAAATGAGCATGTAGCAGAGGGAGAACTAGACAAACTTCGCACGGAGGCACAAGAGATCAAATCTCTTCTACTTACTTCAACGAGAATAGATCTGATAGAAAGAGTTTCTAGTTCTCTTAGGGGCCTGGAGTTTCATTCCATTGAACATGACACAGCGTCGCGCGGCTCTCTGGTTATCAGAATTCAGGCGCTTGAATTAACCAATCGCCTGCAGTCGTTACGAGATACCGCGAGAGAGAGTGGTTATTTCGATCAATCTCTCATGAATTTTAATCCCAGAGATGAAGTTCCCGCAAAATACATACAGGAAATAGACAAAAGACTTCAAGAAGTAAAAGATTTGACGCTTAATCTTGAAAAGCAGTTAGTTGAAAGTAAAAAAGCCAGCCTACGCTTGAGTATTGGGCCAGTTTCAATGCCGGTCAATGCGCTTGTGCAGATAATCAAACAAAATACCTCTGACGCCATCGAATACATTGCAATTCAAACTAACGTCAATGCTTCGGCTCTAAAAAACAAACTTCAGAGTGTTACCGACTCGTCCAGCGATTTGCTGAATGCAATGAAATCAGAGTCAAAAAGTTTCGGATCAAAACTGATAGAAGTATCTACCAAAATGGCGAAGGCCGCTGCGCAATCGTTGGCAAGCGGCCTGAGGTTGATCAAGAAAATATTTGTCAAGGATGTTGATCAATCTGACATTCCACTTGCGCAAGTCACGGATTTGGGTTCGGAGGGAAAGTTTATCTACGAATTTGTTTTTCCAATGTTCAACGATGAGCAAAGACAGCTCGCCAATTTAATCCGAGATGGGATTACAGCACTCAGGGACGTGGATGCATTGCATGAAAATTACATTACGAATGGTTCGGTAATCAACTGCAAGCTCACAAACCGAGACGGGTATTATGGTATTTCGATTACGATCAGGATTGCGAAAGACTTGCTACACGTCGAACGGGATAAGCCGCGGGTTTTCGATTTTACAATAAGCTCAAGCGATTTTATCAGATTCTCCAAACTGTCCAAAATCCAGATACAAGAGGCAGGACGATATGGTTTCAATCAAATGAAAGCCGCCAATCAAGGCGTCTAATGCCAACGCTTGTGGGCGTATAACGTCAAGACAATTCTAAGAAGCAGCGGCTCCAGTTGGTGGACGCTTATATCTCTGCTCCCATCAGGCGCGCCAGCTTGTCCGGGTTCTTGGTCGCGAACGCCTCGAAGTCCTTCTCGCTCATTGCGGCCAGCATCTCGAAGGTCACCTCACCGGCCGGCGCGCCACCGGCGGCCGAAAGCGACTTGCCCGGACCGGCTTGGCCGGCGGCGACGCGTTCGACCTTCTGGGCCGGGGTCTCGGCGGGCGTGGCGGCAGGCGCCGGCTCCGCGGCCTTCGGGGCGAACCCGCGGGCCTTGGCAATCTGGAAGATGCGCTCGGCCGGGGAGACGCCCGCCTTCCGGGCTTCCAGGGCGACCTGGAACTCGTCCTGCTGGAGCGCCTGCTGGATCTGCTCCGCGGGCACGCCCAGCGCCGCATACTCGGCCGTGCGGCTCTGCATGACGTGGCGGAACGCGTCGGCGAAGGTCGGCTCGGCCGAGGCGAAGCGGTTCAGATCGGTCTGGTAGTCCCGGATAACCTCGCCCACCTCGCGCTCCTGGCGCTGGCGGGTCGTTTCCTGCGTGAAGCCGTTCTTCAGCTCCTCGATCTGCTTCTCGAGGTGCTTGGCGTAGCCGAAGATGTCCTCGTCCGGGCTGGGCGGCGCGGGCGGGGTCTCGGGCTGGGCGGCGGCCGCGGGCCGGGCCTGCATCGCCTCCGTGATGACGCGCAGGCGCTCGTCGCCGCGCGCGAACTTCTCGCGAAGGTCGTGCAATTCTTTCTCGACAGCCTTCCGGCGCTCGCGCTCCTGGTGGAAGGCACCGTGGCGGACGAACTTGCCCTTGTTCTCGTCGGGCGTGGCGGCATCGGTCTCGGGGTCGACGACCTCGCCCGGAGCGGCCTCAGGGACGGCAGCGGCGGGTGCGGCAGGCTCACCACCACCTGGGGCGCCCTCGGGGGCTGCCGGAGCCACGGCGGCACTGGACGAGCCGTCCTCGCCCCGCTCGTAGGCGTCCATGGCGGACTGCTCTTCGGGCGTGAAGATGCTGTCGCCCTCGCTGGTGGCGAGATCGTTGTCGAACATGTGGTCCTCGTGACGTGATGGAGACGGAAGCCGACGTGCGCCGCCGGCGGGCGGAAGGGGTCAGCGAACGGAGATCACCTCGCCCGGACGGAGCGGGCGGCCGTCGGCCATGCGCTCGCCCAGCGCGGTGTGGGCGCGGTCGCGGAAGTCATCGTGGGTCCGGCCCATCAGCGCCGCGTCCACCATCGCGGCGACGCGCTGCGGCGAGCCCTCGACCAGCAGCATCGGCACGCCGACCTTGAGCCACACCTGGGAGGCGGGCGGATCGGCCATGCCGTTCTCCACCATGCCGACGTTGTCCGGGGCGACGTAGACCGCCTCGCCGGGCGTCTCGGGATCGCCGGAGTAGATCCGGAGTTGGACGAGCTTCATCGGCAGGCCTGCGGGTTAGAAGCCGACCCGGGTCGGGTACTGCTCGGGCCCGGCGGCTGGCGGCGGCAGCATCGCGAAGGGCGCCCGGTCCACCGGGAGCGGCGTCGGGGCGGGCGAGGCGTGCCGGTGCTGCTCGGGCGACGGGGCGGCGCCTTGCGACGTCTGCTGGGTGCCGTGCGCGATCTCCAGGGTGCGGCCGACCGTGTCGACCTTATCGTACGTGCTCAGCGAGCGCTGGTGCTCGGCCTGGGCGCGCTTCAGCTCGGCGCCGGCCGCCTTCTCCTCGATCGCCGTGAGCGCCGTCTGCATGGCGATCTGCTTCTGCTGCTGCGCCTGCGGATCCTGCTGCTGGGTCGCGAGCAGCTCGCGCATCTTGGCGACGAAGCTGTCCGGGAACGGCGAGTAGGGCAGCACCTCGAGGAGCACCTGCGGGGTGATCATGTCCCGGATGATCGGCAGCACCGACACGAAGGTCTGCCAGACCACCTGCTGCTGGTTCGGCGACGAGGGCGCCTCGTCGATGATCACGTCGAAGTCGCCGGCGGTCTGGTCGCGCAGGAGCGGGATGACCTTCTGGCCGGCCGGCCCGGTGATCCGCACGAGGCGGCCGTCCGAGAGGTAGCGCTGGATGAAGTAGAGCCGCACCCGGCCGATGTGCTTGCGGGCCCGCCGCAGCGCGTTGAACGCGGTGGCGAGGATGTTCATCGCCGCCTGCTTGCGATGGTACTCCAGGATCCCAGCCTGCTCCTGCTGCTGCTGGCCGAGCAGCTCCAGGTTCACGCCCGAGGAATCGCGGATGGAGCCGATGGCGAACTCCATCATCTGCCAGTGCCCGGCGGGCAGGACCGGCAGGGGCTTCTCCTTGATCGCGCCGGAGCGCAGCGCGCCCGGGTTCACCCAGGTGGTCGCGCCCGGCTTGGCCGCAGACGCCTCGAACTGCCGGACGTCCTTCACCGCCGAGGTTTCGGCGAAGTGGCCGCCCTTGGACTGCCGGTTGAGCATGTCCATGGTCTGGCTCAGCCACTTGTTGGCGAAGCGCTGCGGGTCGCGCATCGGGCGCACGATCCCGAACCACGAGCCCTTGTTCTGGTCCCGGTCGCCCGTGAGGAACGCGTAGGAGAAGCGGTCACCGGCCGGGGCCGGGCCCTCCTCCAATACGGTCGCCCCGAGGAACGCGCGCCGGTAGACGCGCTTCATCTGGTGGAACACCTGCACCGGCGGCATGCCCATCGCGGCGGCGCGCTGGACCAGCACCTTCGCCTGGGCCGGGTCCATGTCCATCGGCTCGCCGCTCTGCGGGTCGATGACGATGGCGACCTTTTTCCGCTCCCACCACTGCACCTCGACGATGGTGACGCGGTCGGTACCGGCGTCGGCCGCCTCGCGGCGGTCCATGCGATGCTCGCCGGGCTGGAGCTGGTGGTGCGGCTCGCCGCCGTCGCGATCCTCGGCCCAGGCCGCGTCGAGGTCGGACGGGTCGGCATCCGGGAACAGGCCCTCGGCCTCGGCCCGGTCCATCGTCTTCGCCCGGAACACCCGGCGCGCGTCGGACAGCCCGCGCTTCGTCGCGGTGTGGTCCCAGAACATCTCGAGCGGGTTGACCCGGTCCTCAACGTACGCGCCGTCCGGGTTGATCTCGTAGTCCAGGCGCTGCTCGATCACGCCGACGCCGCAGATCACGGCATCCACGAAGGCGTCGCTCTCCTCGTCCTCGGCGTCGGCCTCGTCCGCGAGGTAGCGGGAGGCCTCGGTGAGCACCTCGTTCAGCGCCGCGTCGCCGACCTCGCGCGGCAGGTACTGGATGTCCTGGCGGGTCGAGACCTCGGAGCCCGCCACCGCCTTGATGACCGGCAGGACGCGGTTGAACGTGATCGGGGGCCGGCCCTGCTCCTTCAGCACCGCCTCATCGGCAGCCGACCACTGGTGGCCAGCCACGAAATCGAAGTCCTCTCGGGCGTCCTCGCGCCACTTCGAGGAGGCGTCCCGGTCCGCGCGGAACCACGCCCGCAGCTTGCGGAACAGGGCGTCGCGGTCGAGTTGCTCCTGCTCCTCGGGCGAGACGGCCTCGTCGGCCGGCGCGTCGGTATCGGTCATGCCGCCCATCCGGTGCCTTGCGTGGTCTCAGCGCGCTCACGGCGACGGCGCCGGTCGTAGCGGTCGTTCGGGGTGTTCACCGGCGGATCGTCCGGCCTGGGCTCGGCGATGGCGACGGCGAAGTAGCGGAAGGCGTCGGCCGCGTGGCTCGCCCAATCGTGGAGCGGGTTCTTCGAGAAGGCCTGCGTCATCTCATCGACGTCGTAGCGGTAGTTCCGCAGCGCCTGGATGCCGTCGGCGCAGCGCTCCTCGTCGAAGAAGCACCGAGCGAACACCTGGCGGGCCGCGTCGATGCCGGATGCCACCGAGAGCTTCGGCGTGATCCGGACCTGATGCCCGGCCGCCCACATCTGCTGCTCGATCGTGCGCTCCGAGGCGAGCAACTCGTTCCGGGCGTCATGCGGGAGCCAGTGCTCGCCGTAGACGTAGCCCTTCCCGCCCTGCTCGACCGGGAGCGCCCGCTCCTTCAGCACATCGAGGTAGTGGCCGAGCGCGTGGCCGCGGTTCTCGTAGAAGTCGATCAGCCGGAACTCGAAGCCGACGATCTGGGCGAACCATATGCTGGTCTTGTCCGCCCGGCCCAGGTCCCAGAACGTGTGAACCGGCTTGGTCGGATCGTAGGGGACCTTCGTGAACCGCTTGGCGGTCGCCGCGGCGAGGATCTCGTTCGCGTAGATCGCGCCGTCGAGGACCTGCTTGCAGTGCCCCTCCCACACCGTGGCATGCGCCACCGGGTCACGCTCGAGCAGGGCGTCCTTCTCGATCCGGAGCTCCTCGGGAAACCACGGGTTCTCGCTCCAATTCACCTTCCGGACGATGGCGTTGCTCGGCGCATTGGCGACGAACCGCTGATAGGTGATGTCGGCCTCAAGCTCCGGATTGAACGTGATCCATATCTCGCTGCCCGGCTTCCGGATCGTGGGGATGAGCGTGTCCCAACTCGATTTCGAGACGCTCTGTGCCTCTTCCACCCAGACCCGGGAGCACCCCTCGAAGCTCTTGATCTTCGATACGTTGTGGCGAAGGCCCGCGAACAGGAACTCGGAGCCGTTGCAGCCGCGGATCGTGGTCTGCTGCACCTCGTAGAAATCGCTGAGCCCGAGGCTCTCGATCTGATCCGCGAGCAACTTATGGACCGAGTCGACGAGCGAGATCTGGAACTCTCGCGTGCAGAGGACGCGCTGCGGGCTTTGCGCCGCCTCGATCAGCAGCGCTCGTGCGAACCCCCAAGACTTACCCGACCCGCGCCCACCGTAGGCGACCTTGTAACGGGCGCGCTCAAACAGAAACGCCAGCGCTTCCGGGAACTGTGCTTGCACCATCCGGCCCACACCTCTCGGCCTTCATGGCCGCCCGGCGCCATCGCTGATCACAGGCCTTCGAGCAGAACCGAACGGGCTTCATGCTCTTGGTCAGCCATTCCGACCCGCAATGCTCGCATACCGCCGGTCGGCCCAGGCGCTCGCGCGTCGCTCGCGCTGAGGCATGTCCGAGCATCCTGATATGAGCCTGCCCCTCTGGCGAGGCACGCCATGCTCCTGCCTTGAGCCGGCCTCGTGCCAGCCCGTCGGTGATTGAGGCTCTCGCCTCGTCGGATAGCTTGCGGTCCCGACCTCTGCCCTTCGCAAGCGCGGCAGCCTGGCGCTCCGTCAGGGGTCTTCCGCTGCACCCTTCGCCGCCGTCGGTTTCATTGATGAGCGCAATGCCCACCGCGCGCATCTCGGCGATCAGCTGACGCTCATGCTCAAATGCATCAAGTTCGGAGACTGCCGGATAGAGCGTGATCAGGATCGCATCCCGGCCATAGCTCTTGATGATGCTGCGGTGGCGACGCTTCCGGCGCGTGGGGCTCAAGTCAAAAGCCCGACGACGTGTGCCCTTCCCCACGTAGAAGACGGAACCGTCTGGTCTCGCGTGGGTGTAAACGAAGAATTGTGCCGGCACGCTCATGTGCCGATACTATCAAGTCCGCCGATCAACCGCCATTCGGTCGAACGAAGGTCACAACAATTCCGGTTGGGATCGCGCCGCCCTCACCATCCCCGTCGATGGGCTGGGTCGGCTTGCCGTAGCCACGATCCAGGATCGCGTTGGCTGCCGCTACGCGCGCGGCCTCGCTCTCGCCGCTCATCGCGATGTCGACGAGGACCTGGATGGCCGCCTCGGTGTGCTCGCGAGCGGCGTCGCGGACGCGGGCCGACGCCTTCGGGCGACCACCAGGGTTGCCCGACTGCCCAGGTTGGAAAGCCATTGCTCGGGCCTTGTTCTCAGAGCGCCCGCACGAACGGCAGCATCTCGGTCGGGACGGACCAGACACCATCGGCATCGGGCTCAAGGTCGACCACCTCGATGCCGGCGAAGCGTGAGGGCTCCCGGGCCTCGGCGGGCCGCATGGTGCGGAAGTCGAAGGCGTCGGATGTCTGCGAGGTGGCCTGACCGAACAGCGTGCTCGCGAGGTTGTCCTCGCGCAGGCGCTGAAGCCGCTCGCTCATCTCGGCCTGGGAGCGGAGCAGCTCCTCGGTCGTGAACGTGGTCGTCGCCATCAGGCCCCCGCCATCCCGTCGACCGCCACGCAGCGCGCCGACAGCGTGCGACCGCGCGGAGCCTCGCCGAACTGCTCGATGGTGGAGGCGTGGCCCTCGCAGGCGAACCGGCCGAGCCAGCGCCGGCCAGAGACCGGGAGGAGGCGGCAGTCGGCGCCGCGGCAGGCACGGACCTCGATGCGGAAGCCGACCGTCTCGGCATGGCCGGTCGCTACCGCCAACATCCACATCAGGAGCGAGACCGCGAGATAGAGCGGGACGATGCGCAGCAACATCAGAGCCGGCCTCCCTGGTGGACGCCGAAGCACCGGAGCGCCTCGTCGTAGGAGAGCTTCGCGATCGGGCCGGCCGGCGCGCCGAGGTCGGGGCCGGTCGACAGCTCGCGCTCGCCACGGTGGACGATCGGCGCGGGCGTGGCCGGCTGACCGCGGAGCAGCCAGCGGAGGACGAGGCGCTTCAGCATGGCCGGGCGTTCCTCATCGCCATGGAGCGCCGGACCTCGAACTCGCCGGCTCGGGCCTCGTCGTACGGGGTCTCGGCCGAGAGCGGCGTCGGCTGACAGAGCAGGCCCTGCCGGCGGAGGTGGTCGCCGTAGGCCTGCGCCGCCGGGTCGCGCTGGAGGCGCTGCGCATGGCGAAGCGCCCGGTCCGCGTCGGCCGGGGTGAAATCGGGGCGAGCTGTCACAGGAACCGCTTTCCGGCGTGATCGTCGAAGGCGCGGGCGCGCCGGTCGTATTTCTGGAGCGTCGTCACCGCGGTGTGCCGGGTGACGTGCATGACCTTGAGGACGTCGGCCCCGGCAGCGAGCGCCGAGGTGACGAAGCCGGCCCGCAGCGAGTGGCCGGAGAACAGCGAGGCATCGAGGCCGGCCGCCGAGGCGTGCCGCTTCACGATGTCGGCCACGGATCGATCGGTGAGGCGCTCGGCCGAGACCGCGCCGCCCTTGCCGACGGCCCGGAACACCGGTCCCGCCGTGATGCCGGCGACCTTCAGCCAGGCGTCCAGCGCCTCGCAGGGCTTGAGCTTCGCGCCGCGCGGGACGGCGATCTCCTGGCCCGCACCTTCCTGGTCCGTCTTGGAGCGGCGGACGTGGACGATGATCCCGTCCGGCACGCGCTCCAGGTCGGCGACGTCGAGGGCGACGAGCTCGGAGCGCCGGAGCGCAGCGGCGAACCCCAGCAGGATCAGCGCGCGGTCCCGCAGGCCTGCCGGGCCGTCGGGGATCTTGCGCAGCATCTTCCGCAAGGTCTCGGCCGTGGCCGGCGCCTTCCGGGTCTGGCGGGTGCCGAGCGCCCGGCGGGCGCCGCGGATCGTGGCCTTAACCGCCTCCGACGCGGTCGGGTTGTCGAAGCCGCCAGCCCGGTGCGCCGCGGCGATGGCCGCCACGTGCAGGTCGATGGTCGCTGGCTTCCGGCCGGTGTCAGCGAGGTGGGCGACGTAGGCCGCGACGGTCAGCGGGTCGGCCGGCATGGGGTCGGCGCCAGCCTCGCGGCACCAGGTCACGAACACGCCGAGGGCCGACGAGTAGGCCGCGCGGGTCCGGTCCGACCGAGAAGCGCCGGCGTAGGCCTTCGCCCGGTCGAGCGGGACGAGCGTATCCGCCGGCGCGGCGGGCACCGGCAGAAGGGACATCGTCACCCCGGAGTGGTCTCGGAACATTTCGAGCGGATTTTTTCCGCCCTCACGCTCTGCGGATCACTTCCGACAAGTTCCCTTGTCGGAGACGATCCGAGGCTCAGATCAGGCCGCTTTTCGCCGCCTCGCGACGGTGAACGGCTTGCCCTTCTCGCTCCGCCCAGCGGTGCCGAAGGTGCGCTTTTCGACGGTCCCGATCAGCGGCCGCAGCTGGCGGATCAGCGACCGGATGCGCCGGCAATGATGGTCGCGGGCTTCGAGGTCGACGTCCTGGCGCCCGGTCGCGCGTAGGCGGCAGAGCGCGAGGCTCTCCTCCTCGATCGCGGTGACGATAGCGTGGGCGCTCATCGGAGACCGATCATGACATGGAACACCGCCCGCGTCTCACGGGCAACGCCTAAGCTGTTCAGCGGGTTCGTTGAAGCTGGGTCCGGACATGCAAACGCCCGGGAGCTTCTCAGCCCCGGGCGTGCGTCTCGCGACGGTCGTGTTTTGCCGGGTTTCGCCCGGCGGGTCAAGACGAAGGCACAACGCCCTTCACGCTGAAGAACTCCAGTACACGCGTCACACCATTTTCTGCCGGCTCATCTAGAATTTGGCGGAGTCTGCGATGCAGTTAGACAGGATGGGGTACGAGTTTGGCGGCATCTATAATGCCTAAAGTTCAGCACTTACCTTGATGTTCGCATTTATCGAAGCAACAAACTTGACAGGAGGCCCAACTGATATCGGTATAGTCTCGCGGTACAATTCTATATTGTCAGCACCGCTAATGACGATTTCGTAATTTCCCGCCCCCGTAAAACGCATAGGAGGAATTTGAAAGTTTATAATTGCCCTATTTTCAGCAGGAGGATCGCCTGGGGCGATGTAGGTTCCTTCTAAATCAATAAAGTTGATCCTATCCGGGCGGACAAACTTTATAGAAAAATCGAATTTCGGAGTTTTTGGCCTAAGCACGATGCTAAAAAACAGAGGGGGCCATGCGGTCGGCGGCTCAGAAAACCTAATATTGCCCTGATAGACGCCAATTAAGATCGCCTTCCCGGAAGCATCCGAGGACACAAAATCGCAGATGTTGACACTTTCGACAGTAAAATGATGCACGTCATCAGCCATTGGTAATTGTTCTTACATGTACAACATCCCCGCCTGAGGATGGGCGAGACTGAAACGCAGTCAGGGTTGTATTCGAGCCAATCGCTTCAGACGAAATTTTGAATCCAGGACTGTAGTCGGTTATCGGACAAAACTTAAACGGCTGTCCGTCGATCAAATCGCTGTATATGTCATAATTGCTTGGAACAATTTTTTCGCGCGCTTTGACTGAGATTTCGATTTTCCCGTTCAAGGCCTCCGCAAGAGTGCCAAGAGTGTTGAGCGTCCAGTTCCCTGGTCCGGCGAGCGAGCGGGTAACCCAAGCGGCGTCGCAACCTACGAGCTTGCAAATGTCCTTCTTCCGCAGCCCTTCCGCTTGCCGCTCAAGCCAAAGATCATAGATCGCGTCAAAAGCAATGTGTTGTGCTCGCGCACGACCTAGCTCCCGCAGGCGATTGGTCTCAGGGCTATCTGATTTCGATAGCGTTTTCTGTGACGTAGTCACTGAGGATATTCCCTCGGAACGGGTTGATATTTGGGAAAAGTTTAGCCCACTCGGCAGAGCAATCTCTGGTCGCTTGACGCCATGTGGAGGAGCCCGCATCGCCCAACATGCCACGGGTATGCATGTGCGTTGCGACAAAAGCATTGGGCGCTACAAAGCGTCCAAACACCCTGATTTGGACCAGTGGCTGTGTGACCCTGAACTCCCAGACATCTGGTGGAGGAGCATCAAGGAGCGCGAGCGATGCTCCGGGCCTCTTGCCACGCAAACGAACGAACATTCGTCTGCCGACGACCCAAGTTTCAAGAAGCGCTTGGACGGATGCCTTGTCGCTGAGGAGGTTGATCGCTGAGTTGGGATCATCGAGAGCCCTCTGCGCCAATGGTGCCAGCCATACTGCCCGCGTGGCCGCCTCGCCTTGGGGAGGGTCGACACGGCGAAGGGCCGACGTGCCTTCGTGCGTTTTTATGAAGGCAGCAATTGACATATAAGTCAACCGGAAAGACGCGCAACCCCTACGCGGGACAGAGCATAAGGAAAGCTGTTGCTGGGAGGTGATGGCGTTGGTGCCTCCTGCAACATAGGGCTATCGAACCTAGCGGGCAACAATCTACGGTATGCCTGCGCCCCGTCGTTCAATCACCTCACCGCTTTTGGGTGAGGGGTCTGCATAGCACCGCTCATACCGGACACGTGGCCGCCAGATCCGATGAAGGCCGAGCAGCGGCCGGGCCAGCAGACCGCACATCAGGCCTCCCCGCCATCCCAGCATCGCACCGCCGTGATGTCTCGCACCCTGCCACGACCGGCGACGGCACGCTGGACATCAGGTTTGGCCTGCGGGGCGTAGCGAGCTACCTCGGCGCCCCAGTACTGGCCATGGCCGTCCGGAACGGCGCGTCCCTGCGCGTCGGTCTCCTCGCCGGTCTTCTGGCCCTGGAAGTAGCGTTCCTGCACGTTCGCCACACCCTCGGCCGCGAAGTCCTCGTCGAGGTTCTCCATCAGGATCCGGAAGTGCTCGGCGATGTAGGCGGTACCGCGGTCGCCACCCTTGCCGCGGGCCTCGGCGAACTGCGCGAAGGTCTGCCGGCCGGTGAGCACCTCGTGAAGGAATCGGGCCCCGGGCACGCCGACCGCGCGGACGACCTTGTCCTTGAGCTTCGCCACCAGCCGGGCGTCGTCGATCGCGTAGATGACCGACAGCTCGTGCGCGATGGTCATGTCCTTCGATCCGCGGACGCCAAAGTCCATGGAGCCGAGCCGGGCGCCGGAGGCGCGCTCGAAGATGGCCTGGACCTGGCGCCCGACCTCGTACTGCGAGACTGTCAGTCGCCCGTGCGAGCGCTCCATCTCCAGCACGTCGACCCGGCGATTGACCGAGGCGAGCGTGCGGCCGCCGGGCGTCCACGGATCGTCAACCGCCACGGCCGCGGTCTCGACCGGCCCGCGCTTGCCCCTGACCGGCTTCGAGAGGTCGGTGCGCGGATCGAAGGCTCCGGCATGGTCGTAACGGTCGCCGCGCGGATCCCGGCGCCGCTCCGGCTTGGCCGCGCGCACGTGGGTGTGGTTGGCCGGCGAGCCGGCGAGGGTGATGGACTTGGCCCTGGACGTCACGTTGACCCCTTTCGGTCGCTGGTCGCGTAGACACGACCGGAATTGGGTCCCGTGTTCGCTTGGGCACCGTCAAGCATTTTCTGTCGAGGCGCCGCAGCCGTTGCAAACAGCCGGTTTTTTTCTGCCGCAATCCTCTGGCAGGCGCGCATCCTCTTCCTGTCGAATGTGCGCCGTTGCATGTGGCGCGCTGCACAGTACTCCGCGATGGACCCGCCGACCTGTCCCTCAGTCACAATCGCCCGCGCCCAAATGAGCAAGATCTTCCGCTCCTCGGAGCGGTCGCCAAGCACCGAGCCGGTAAACGCCAAAATATCGAAGGTTGCACTCGGCTGATCCGCTACTGCACTTTTTAGGGTGTTGCCGCGCGGCGCGTAGATCGGTGTGTAGGGCATCGCCCGGAACGCTGTCTTCAGCCAGCGCTCGACATCAGCGCAGGTCCAAGGCTCACGAGGAGGGGCCGATCCGGAACTGAAGTGCATATTGTACGCGGCGCAAGCGGGAACCCAGTTTTTGCACCTAGATTAGAACAAATTCCCCGAAAAATCAATGTCTATATCTAAGTTGACCGGTTTGCGCAAATAATAATGTCGAAGACTGAAATATACTTGCGATGATTAAATCTCATAGATTATAGATAATCATAAAACAAGGCTGTGTTAAATTCTAATTTGGCGGCAATCTTCAACCAAAATATTCGAAAAGATTTAATGACCGCCAACTTTGTTAGCCTCAGTATGCCAGTAGTGCGCATCAACGATTATTAAGCAGGCGTGACAAATATGCACTCGACTCATGGCCCGCCAGCGATTTCCATGTATACAAGCAATCGTCGGTGATTCCATGCAACTGAAGCACGCCAATGCAGCATTGCTCGCGATTTTTGCGCTGGGTGGATGCTCTTCTCCTTATATAGTTGGCGATCCGTCCACTGGAATACCTGTTGCTGATATCTTGAAATCGATTAAATGCGAAGCTGTGACTTTTTTGGAAGTTAATAGACGCCAAAGAGAGGCATTTGGGATAAGGTTTCGTGCGGGCGACGAGCGGGCGTACCAATTCCCATATCTTGATATAGGAGACGCCCTGTACGCAGGTATATTCGTTGATCTGAAAGATGTCGATACGTTCAGCCTTACCGTAGGAGGCACAAGAGTAGTTCCCTTATCGCCGGAAAAAGCGATAAATTGGACATTTGGTCCATCGGCAAATCAAGTTAACACTTTCGAATTAGTTCAAAATTTTGCAATGCAACAGAACGCTAGCTTGAGCGATCCCCAGGATCTTCCGTTAAATCTGCGACGGACGCATGGGCCGTTAAACGAGCAGTTTCGCTGTTTTGACCGGTTGCGAGATAGCAAATCTGAGTTCATTGACTACGTCAGTTTATCTGATGGAACACGAAATGATTTAGCGCGTTTCGAACGGATATATGTCAATGGCTCTATAACATTATCTCAATGGCTCTATAACGTTGCAAGTACCATGTCAAAGAATTTCTTGTCTAGTGTAGAAAATCGGGAAGTACTAGCGCCAGGCCAGCTATCATATAGCTTCGTCTTTAACTACACGCTTGGTCTAAATGGAAAATATTCTTTGGTAGCTTCTCTATGGAGGCCGCTCGACATTGGCGGATCAGTTTCAAAAGAACACACGAGCAGCTTCCAAATGATTTTCAACACAAATTACGCGATAGCGGCTGCCGGGGCGCGAAATGGATCGGTCGAAAAGGATAGCATTCAAAATCCTCTAGCCATTCTCCTTCAGGACCGAACCGCACCCCCTAGAAGGCATGGTGAAAATTTTCTTCGAGGGGATTCGCGACGGGCTTCCAGACAGCTAGATATCCCTCCATCAACGCAGGATAGAGCACGACAGAGAAGCTTCGACGAGAAAAACAACCCATCTCTTATATTCCGAGCACCTCTCGCACTGCCGTCAACGATTCCTCCCCCTTGATCATTATATGCAGATCTAGTTCCGGAGCTATTGATTGCCGGTCGATGTCTTTTACGATATTAATCTGATAATCAAAAAGATCCTACTTCAGATAAGCGGAGGCGTTATCGCTTTTGCGATAGTGGAGCGCTGGACTGAATATGAAAGGTTGATCATTAAGTCGTCCGCCGGATGGCCACATCTTGGCCGGTAGCGGTCTGGTGTCAGGCTAAAGGTCGAAAGTGTACCATAGGGTCTTTTGATTTCGACCAGCGAAGAGGCTGGCAAGGCCGCTTGGTCGATTGCGTTCCAGATTTCGGCCGGGGTGAGCGTGTTGGCACTGGGGCGCGGTTCCCGCCGCGGCCGCGGATCTCTGCGACGTGCTGTAAATGGCCCCATAGACAGCCGTGAGCACCTCGAGCAGCGTAGAGGCCGGGCGGTGGTTGCTACGGAACCAGGCGGCGATCGCGGCATGAGGGACGGTAGGTCGTGGATTTTGGACATTGTGTCGTCCTATGAGGTCGCGGGTTTAGGCGACATGCGGGACCAGGATCGCCACCCGCGCCTCGATGATCGCGCGGCAGTCCTGGTCGGCGCACGACCACATGCCGTCGCTGCGATTCCGGAAAACACCGAAGCCGAACGAAGCGCCGAACACGCCGCAAGCCGCGCAGGAGCGCTCGACCGGGCGCTTGGCCGCCTGCTCTGCGGCCTCCTCGGCAGCCTGCCGCGCCGCCTCGCGGCGTTGAAGCTCAGCCTTCCAGAGGTCGGGTCTCACGACGCGCCTCCCGTCAGGCCCTGGCGCTGGTCGAGGCGGGCCATCAGCCGGCCGATGTCCGGACCGTGGCCGGTCGCGCGGAGCCGGGCGAGGTCCTCGTCCAGCTTCGCCCGCTGTGCCCGGGCGATCTCGGCCGGCGTCTCGGTGCGGTGCCGCGCAGGCTTGGCCTGCCGCATGCGCTGCAGGTGCGCTTCAGCCGCCTTCGCCACCTCTGCGCGCTGCTCTGGCGTCGGTACGTCGTAGATCTCGGCCTCCAGCACATGCCGGATGTGCAGGATCTGCATTCGAAGGGGGATCAGCCCTTCGCGCGCCTCATCCGCGAACTCGGCCGGGGAGGGCCGGAATCGCTTCGACCAGGGGCGGAGCGTCTCGCCGGACCGGAAGCGCTCTGCCGCCGCGTGAATCGCGGCCAGCGGCAACGCCTTCAGCGCCGACACGTATTCCGCGACGAGTATCTCGTTTTCGTCGTCGCCGCGCCCGCGACCCTGCTCGAATCCCAGCAGCACCCGGGTCACGACCGTGTCGACGTGCCGGGGATTCGAGGCCGCCGTTAGCTCGGCGTTAAGCCGCTCGGCGACGTCGGAGAGCACTCGACGCTCGGCTGTCGTGGCCGCCCTGTCCCGCCGCACGCAGTAGCGGGTCGGAAGGACGGGATGCGCCTCCAGACTGCCATGGAGTGCCGAGATCCTCTCCTCGACCTGAGCCGGCGTCGGGGTCGTTCGCGTCGATGGCAGGCGGTTCGACATCAAGGGCTCCCGTCAGGGATTCGGCGTGTTGGCGGATGAGGCGGGCGGCGAGACCGGTAGGCGCTGGCTGGGCGGGGCGGCCGCGCTCCGGTCGCCGGCCGGTGGCCTCGCGGCGGGCCTGCAGGCGCCGCTCGACCCAGGTCGAGAAATCGGCCAGTTCGCGGCCGTCGGCCTCCTCGATCAGGCCGAGCACCACCACGGCCTCGTCGTGGGCGATGCCGAGCCAGTGGCCGATCAGGCCGCGGGCCGAGTGCTCGGACCGGCCGGTATTGGCGCAGATCAGCCCGATACCTCGGGTCATCAGCTCCCGGCGGAAGCTCCGGGGCTCGTCGCCATCGGCCGCGGCTGCGCCGCCAGCCTGCCCGACGTCGTCGGCCGACCCGTCAGGGTCGGAACCGGGGGTTGGGGAGGGGTTAAGGGGTGGGGGTGGAGGTGCAGGAGGAGGGGGCGGACCATCCGGGGAGGGGACGGGGGGTAACGTGTCATCTGCGGTGTCACGTGACTTCACGTGACGCGTGCGCCCCTGGCGGACCCGGTCGGAGGTCCGGCGCTTCTCGATCGCCTCTACGGCGACCTGTGCCCGGGCGAGCTCCATCGCGACGCGCTGGAGCAACTCGGGATCTAGGCCGGCGCGGGCTAGATCAGCGATGAGGGTGGGATCGCTCATCGGCCTACTCCGCCGCCATAGGCATGGGACCGGGCGCGTGATCGGCCTCGGTGAAGTCCTCCCAAGACATGCGGCTGAGCTGCGTCGGGCCGCGGTGGGAGACGTCCCAGACGAACCACGCGAAGGCCATGTTCGAGGAGGCCTTCGGGCCCTCCCAGCCGTCGCGGTGCATCATCGGCAGCCGCTTGCGGAAGCAATACACCCGGGCCAGCGTGCCGGTGTCGAGGATAGAGCCGCGCGAAATGCTCTCGTAGAACGAGAAGCGCAGCAGCATCATCACGCGCGGGCAGAGGCGCACCGCCTGCTCCACGAAGGCGCGGGCGTCTTTGTAGGGCGGGTTCGTGACGATGCAGTCGATGCCCTCGGGCGCCTCCTCGATCTTGAGGAAGTCGAGGCCCGAGACCTGCCCTTTCCAGCCATAGTCGACGAGATCCGTGGCCAGGACTTCACGACCGGCCGCGCATAGCTCGCGCACGATGGCGCCGGGCCCGCAGGCCGGCTCCCAGATCCGCTGCGGCATCCACTCAATCGCCATCAGCGCCCGCACGGCCACGGCCGGCGTCTCGTAGAGGTCGTTCCCGCGCTCCGAGAGCGCGTGCGCCTTGTTCTCGCGATGGGTCACAGCGCGGAACTCCGAAGGCGCGAGGATTCGGCGCTGGCGCGCTCGACGAGGGAGATGCTTCCGGAGAGCGCGCGGCCCGCGAGGATGGGGAGGTGCCATGTCATGCCACCGCCTCCAGCGGAGGGCGCACGGGGGCGATCGGCTCCAGGGCCGCGCCGTCCGAGAGGCCGCGCACCGTGGCGGTGACCTCGTCGTGCTCCGTGTGCCACTCCAGCAGCGCCCGCACCGCGTTCCGGTCGTTCTCGATGACGCCGTGCCGCTGCAGCAGGTCGGAGATCGCCTTCACCGAATTGTCGAGATCCATGCGGGACGCACGCGGCACGGCCAGCAGGAGGACGTACGGGCCCGGCACGCGGCCGGGCCGCTGCGCCTGGAGGCGCCAGCCAGCGCCGTCGATCCAGGCCCGGTAGACGTCGGACTTGTACGGGCCCTTGCCTCCACCGTGCCGGTAGAGGGCATTCACCGAGGGCGGGACCGGCAGGAGCACGGTGACGGAATCGACCACGCGGCGTCCGGGAGGCGCGAGCACGGGGCCATGAGAAGAGGGCTGGCGGCGCATGGCGATCACCGGCTCGCCACGATGGCGTCTTCGAGGTCGATCTGGCGAGCAGCAGAGCCGCCGCGGCGATTGCGCTTCGCGTGCGCCTCGACGCCGACCGATGCCGACGCGCGAGCGAGGCCAGCACCGGTGGTCTCGACGGGCTCGATGCCCGGCCCTGAGATCGTGATCCGGGCCTCGGCGAACTCCCGGCTTAACGCGGCACGGCCGAGCGGCGTGTCCGCCAGCATTCCGAGGGCCTGCATGTAGAGCTCGAGGATCGCCTCCTGCTCCTGGCGCTCGGAGTGATCCTGCTTGCGGATGCGGAGGATGGTCCGGATCGCCTTCGTGTCGAAGCCGCGACCCTTGGCTTCGGCGAACACCTCTTTGATGTCGCCGAGGATGCCAGCCTTCTCCTCCTCCAGTCGTTCGAGCCGCTCGATGAACTGTCGAAGTTCATCCGCGGCGACGCCATCAGCGGCCGAGACTTGATCGGATGAAGATCTTGTGGCCTTCATAGCTCAACCCGTCGCAGGGGATTTCATCGTCCGCCCGGTCTGTTCGCGCAGACCGGGCGGTTCTCGTTTCAGGGGTGCGGGCGGTTGCCCGGCAGGCGCGGGTCGCAGCCGCCGCGCCGGGGCACGCGCGGCTCCTCGACGACGGGCGAGCGGTCGCCGAGCGGCGCGTGGAACTGCTGCTGCGCGGGGAGGGCCGTCTTCTCGACGAGCAGCTCCGCCATCCGCTCGGCCCAGGCGAGGAGCGTGATCAGCCCGTTCCGCATCAGCACGTTCGCGGCGGTGGCAGGCACGTGCTGCTCGACGCCCTCACGGAGGACGCCGAGATGCCGGGGCAGACTGGTGACGAAGGCGCCGTCGGACATGATCAGGCCGCCGGCTTCGTCTCGTGCGACAGGACCGCGCGCGCGGGCTGGAACACAGCCCGGTTCACGGCCATGAAGCCGTTCTCGATCGCGGTGCGGCCGACGGCGAGCCAGCGCTTGTCGATGTCCGGGCGGGTCGCGAGGCTATCGAGGATTCGCAGCACGCGCTCCTCGGCATCCTTGTTCGCGTTCACCAGGGCCAGCGCTTCGTCGGTCTGCGGCCGGTAGCCCGCGACGGGGAGGCCTTGGTGCTTCTGGTCCGACATCGTCGGCTCCTTCTGTGCGGCGGGAGGGGAAGTCAGGCGGCGTCGGCCGGGAGGACCATCCAGTCCTCGGCGAGCATGTCCGTCTGGGAAGCGAGCCAGCCCATGAGGATCTCGCCCATGGCGGTCTTCATGGTGATGGAGGGGAGCACGGTCGCGGCACCGCCGTTCTGCTCGGCGAAGGCCCGGTTGTGCCGATTCCAGAACTTCTCGGCCGGCAGGTCCGGCGTGCCCTGCGTCAGGGCCAACCACATGCCCTTGCCATTCCAGCCCGCCCGACAGACGCGCTCGCCACCCTTCAGCGCCAGGATCGCGTCGCCGAAACCGAGGCCGGAGGTGAAGGGACGCTCGATCGGCGAGTAGCCGGCCTCGAACACCATCCGCGGCGAGTGCGAGAGGTAGCCGTCGCTCTGGCCCGGGATCGGCTCGTACCGGACGAGCATGTCGCCCTCGGTCGGCGCGCCGCGTGAGGCGAACCCCGCCGGCACGTCGATGAGAATGCCGCCCTTCAGCGCGATCCGACCCGAACCGTCCGATTGGAACTCGGCCGCCACGATCAGGTAGGCCTCGACCTGCTTGTGCGAGACGTGCGTCGGCGAGAACGGCGGAAGCTGGCTGCCGATGACGACACCCTGGTCCGCCGGCACCACGTCGCCGATCGCTGCCTTCGGGCCGATTCCCATCGCTCAATCCTCCTCGTTCGCGGCCCGCCACAGCGGCAGGTCCGTCAGTTCCAGCGGGTGCGTCGGAGCCTGTTGGCGAGCCGCACGCACCACTCGCGGAGCTGCGCCTTCAGCCGGGCCGCCAGCCGCGCGAAGAAGAGCCTCACCCTCGCGAACAGCAGGGTGCGCAGCCCCGGCGATGTGGGCGGTGATCGCGACGTCATGGGCCAGCCTCTCCAGTTGCTGCCGCTTCGCTGCGGCGTGCGCGGCCTCGATCCGCGCCAGGACGTGCGAGGCGATTTCCTTCGGCGGGCGGTATCGGAGCGCCCACAGCTTCCCGAATGGGATGGCGGCGCGCGTCGCGATCCGGCGCATGGCATTGGCCGTGTCGCCTGGACCGCGGCTCTCGAACCGCAGCAGTTCATCGAAGGCGCTGCGCGCCCGCATCACATCAGCGTCCGGCATTTGAGCTTTCCGCAAAAACCTTTTGCACATCAGCAAATCCGCCCGTGGTTACTGGTGACCACGGACGGAGGGAGCCGACATGCAGAGGGAGTTCTTGAGGGTACGCACGACACACAGCGCGACCGCCGGCTTGCAGGCGATGACGGGCGCGCAGGAGAAGGGACGACCCGGCCGAGGGTCCGAGTTTGCGATGGTCTCGGCCGGGTCGCTCGCCGGCGGGAGGCGTGAGCCTGCGACCGCTGCGATGGGGAACGGATATGCACAGGCCAGTATTCGCCGTTAGCGACACTGATCCGGTGTCCGCGTTACTATTGACGTGGACGGCGGACGATCGGGCGATGTGCACGCACAACGACATCTCAGGCGCGCCTCTTCAGACGCGCCAGACCGCGGCCCACGCGCTCGCGAAGCGAGGCGGCGTTGTCCTGCCCGACAACGACAACGTCCGCCGGTCGCGTAGACCGATCGACGGCCACGGGTTCGACCGGCACGAACACCAGCCCGCGGTCCATGGCCTGGGCCATGCGCAGCAAGTCGGCGAACCGACCGCGATGCGGGAGCAGCGCGAGCAACTCGGTGTCCTGGGACTGGTCCTGCAGCACCTGCGCCGCGGCTTCCAATTCCAGCGCGCGCTGGGCGCTTTCCTCGGGTTCGCTGCTGTCGAGGCGCTCGCCGCGCACGATCTCGGCAGCAAGGCGGCTCGCGTGGATCGCGAACGTGCCAGCGGCGCGGCGGCACGCGCAGCCGAGGGACATCAGGCGCTTGGCGTCGGTCACGGTGGGCTCCAGGCAGGAGACCGCCACCGAGGCTGAGGCCTCGACGCTAGCGACGGCAGGGTCACGCGGCGAAAGGCGAGGGGCGGCGCTCACTGGAGCGCTCCGCAGACGATCAGCCCGGCGCCGACGATGAGGCCGATGTGGCTCGCGCGGCAAACCAGGGCGTCAGACGGACCACCCGAGATCAGGGTGCGCCCAGCGGTGCAGCTCGCGACGGACCATGCACCGAGGAAGAGGCATGCCGCACCCATCAGCGCGCCCCCGACTGCGGGGCGACAGGGCCGCGAACAGGGCAGGCGTTCGAGGGGCCGGTGACCCGCAGCGTCGCGCCCTTGAAGGCACCCGAGCATACGACGCCCTGGACACACGCGCCGTTGACGCCGCGCGCCGTGAAGCTGGTGTGGAAGCTGTCGCTGTCGGCGCAGCCGAACGGCGTGTAGCCGCCGATCGCGATGTCGGTGAACCCGTAGGGCTCGACCGTCTGACGAGCGACGTCGCTATCGGAGCAGCCGGCCAGGACGAGCGTCGCGGCGAGGAGGAGGGCGCGGCGCATCACGCGGCCGCTCCCTCGACGGGCGCGGCACCGCGCTCCGCAGCACGAGCCTGCGCGGTGAAGACGTGATCGATTGCCGTGACCTCACCGCCGGTGATGCGCTGGATCTCGGCAGCCACTTCGATGGAAGGCATGGCATCGCCGTTCTTCACCCGCGTGATGAACGACGGATCGCGGCCCAGCTCCTTCGCCAGGGCGACCACTGTCTTGCCTTCGCGTTTGAGCCAGTCTGCGAGCGTCATGCCGCAAAACATGCATCTCATACACAATGCATGTCAAGCACGTTTGTGCATGGGCGAGCGTGGCGCTCTAAGCCCCTATGGCGACACTAGGCGCATGCCACCGATCGCAAAGCCAAAGCGCGAGCGCCGCCCAAACTTCCTCCGCCAGTGGCGCAAGCACCGCGGCTTCACGCTTGAGGCCGTCGGCGCAGAAGTTGGCATGACCGGGCCCAATTTAGGTCGCGTGGAGAAGGGCGAGGTTCCCTATTCGCAGGACCTGCTCGAATTGCTCGCTGACATGTACGGTTGCGAGATCGCCGACCTTCTCGTGCGTGATCCGTCGGACCCAGAAGGCATGTGGTCGATTTGGGAGCGTGCGCAGCCGGCCCAGAGGAATCAGATCGCCGCTGTGGCCAAGGCGCTGATCGGCGAGGAGGCTAGTAAGGCGTCGCAGCAGAGTACACCTGCTCCAAAACGGGCAAAGGCAGCACGCCGAAGCGCTTGAGGATGACTAGGCGACCCTGCTCGCCCGTCCGCATGTCGCCCCTCCACTTGTAGGCCAGGACGCCGGTCGCTCGCTTCTCTAAGGCTTCGGCCTTCGATACTGCTGCCTCGGGCGAGGGCTCTTGGATCGGCTCATCTCCGATCAGATCTCCTTCGCCATCCCGCCTAAACACTTGGACCATAAATCGCTCGACGACCGGCACCCACTCCTCCCAGGGCTGTGGTGACGCCTAGCTCAAATAGAACATATCAGGAACATGTCTCGTCGCTTTAGCGGAGCTTGAATTAGAGAAGTGTCTTCAGGCGCTTGGCCTGTGGATGACTGTGGAGGGAGACGGCCGCGGCAAAATATGCATCGTATGCATTTTCTGGGTTGACCGAGAAATGTGTATGTGATGCACTATCTCCATCGCCGCTCACCGAGCCGATGGAGCCCCTGATGCTCACCGCCTACACCCACATCGTCGAAGACAGCGCGAACCAGCTCTTCGCTGTTCGTGATGCCGGTTCGACCGAACTCGCCCACGCCGTCCGGGCTCTCCCAGTCAAACGGGTCCGCGGCGCCTACGAGCCGAAGAAGGGCGCCGGCGAGGGCCTGATCCGCCGCCTTGGCTGCCGGGTCGTCGCCACGCTCACCGCGCGGGCCGCGTGATGGGCGCCGTCGTCATCCTCGGCGTCGTCGTCCCGGCGCTGATCGTCGGGACCTTTGCACTCGGCGGCAACGCTCTCGGATGGGGGCGCTGACATGGCCGGCCAGCCTGCGACCGACGTCGACGTCCGGATCGGCGAGCGCATCTGCGCCGCTCGGATCCGGGCTCGCCTCACCCAGCGCACCTTGGCCGCCGCGATCAGCGTCTCGGCCGCCCAGCTCCAGAAGTACGAGAAGGGCACGAACCGCATCAGCGCCATCGCGCTGAGCATCATCGCCAAGCTCACCGGAGCACCGATCGCGTCCTTCTTCGACGAGCCGGAGACGCCCGCACCGCTGACGGCTCCGCAGACCGTCGACAGGGCTCGCGAGCATCTGCTGCGAGCTGCCGACCTCTACGTCGAGGCTCGCTTGGTGGCCGGTAAAGTCGCCAGTCGGCGCGCGCTCAACCTCGTTCCAGAGGCGGCCTGATCATGGCGCGCCTCGACCTCCCTGCCGGCTACCGGATCACCGGCTCCTCCGCCGGCTACGCCGCACACAGCCCCTACGGCCTCCTCGGCGACGACTTCGACTGCTGGGCCGCGGCCTGTTTCGCGGCCCAGGACCACGCCGCTTCGCTCGCGCTGGAGGCTGCCGACGAGCTGGCCGCCATCGCGGATTTCGAAGCTGATGAGCTCCGCGAGGCAGCATGAACGCCCAGCATCCCTTCCGCGCTCAGTTCGGCGCTCTGGCAGAGGCTGCCGAGCCGCTGCCCAGCGCCTCCGAGGCTCTCGGGCGCTTCGAATCCTCCCTCGCGATCCTCGACGCGATCAGCGAGTCCACGCTCTCGGCGGTCCACCACCTAGAGCGGGCCACGATCGCCGGCGCCGGACAGCGCGCCGATATGGGCCGCCTGGAGGACGTCGCCGCGAAGCTGGCTGCCGCCGCCCGCCGCGCAGAGGCCGCCCGCGCTCGCGTCTCCGACAAGCTGGCGGGTGCGCGATGAGCTGCGCCGTTCGCCCCGCCCCGGACCATCAGGCGTTCATCGCCCTGATCGACCGCCACCCCGCCGCCTTCGGCGTGCCGAGCTACTCTGAGCTGGTCCACGCCGTCCACGAGCAGGATCAGCGCGCGTCCGAGTTCTATGGCGCCCTGCGCGCCGCCGCCGAGAACGTCCGCGCGGCGCAGATCCTGATCGCCCAGGCCGCCCTCGATCAGCCACGCGACGACATGCTCCGCGACCTCGTCGAGGCGCTGAAGCACGCGACCGCCGCCAGCATGGTGGCCAACATCGCGCTGTTCACTGCCGAGACCCGCGTCGACCTCGACGGGCGCGACGACGTCACGGTGCTGGCCGATGCGCGCACGCGGCTCCGGGCTGCCGGGAGGCGCCTGTGACCCTCCCTCCTTTCTCCCACACCGAGGCTGTGATGACCCGCTCCGTGCTCCCCTTCGAGATGCGCGAGCCCCGCGCGGTCACCCCCGCCCAGCGCGCGACCTTCCTCGGGATCCGGGCGCCGGTCCGCGCCTGCGAGAGCACCCTCCGCGGCCTCGCCGACGCTGATGGGACGGTGTTCGCGCTGCTCATCCCGGCCGGCTCCCCGGGCCTGGATTGCGAGCGTGCCGAGATGCTCGCCGCCGCCATCAACGCGGGGCTCGGCGTCGCAGGGCAAGCCGCACCGGTAGAGGCCTGAGCGCCATGTCTCTGCTGGCCCCCGATACTATCGAGCGCCCTTCCACGGTGCGCATCCACGCCGACCTCTACCAGGGTACCGACGAGTGGATCGCGGCCCGCTGCGGGATGCTCACCGCCAGCGAGATGTCGCTGATCCTCACGCCGACCCTCAAGGCGGCCAGGAACGAGAAGGAGCGGGCGCACCTCTACGAGCTGCTCGCCCAGCGGATCACCCAGTTTGTCGAGCCGCGCTTCGTCAGCGACGACATGCTGCGCGGCCGAGACGACGAGGTCGAGGCGCTCACCCTCTACGCGAAGCACTATGCGCCAACCGAGACGGTCGGCTTCATCACCAACGACCGCTGGGGCTTCACGCTCGGCTACTCGCCGGACGCGCTGGTGGGCGCCGATGGCCTCGTCGAGTGCAAGTCGCGCCGGCAGAAGTACCAAATCCAGACCTTCCTCGAGCACGTGCCCGAGGGCGCGATCCCGGCCGATTACGTCCTGCAGATCCAGACCGGCCTCCTCGTCTCCGAGCGGCTCTGGTGTGACCTCGTCTCGTATTCCGGCGGCCTGCCGCTCGCGGTGATCCGCGCCTACCCGGACGACGCGATCCAGGCCGCGATCCTGTCCGCCGCCGGCGACTTCGAGCAGCGCCTCCGGGACGCGATGGGCCGCTACCGCGACGCGGTCGCCTCCGCCGGCAGCATCCCGACCCAGCGCATCGAACGGGAGATCATGGCGTGATGGCCGAGATCTGGATGCCCGTCGTTGGATTCCCCGATTACGAGGTCAGCGACACGGGCCGTGTCAGACGGTCCAGGCCGGATGCCCTCAACCACGCATGCCGCGTTCTGGTCCCCTGGTTGGGCAACCACCAGTATCCGACCGTCAGCCTCGCGCGCGATGGCCGGGCCTTCCGTCGCCTCGTCCACCGCCTCGTCTGCGAGGCGTTCCACGGCCCAGCGCCGACGCCAGGACACCAGGTCGCCCATGGCGACGGCACGCGCTGGAACGCTCGCGCCGACAATCTCCGGTGGGCGACACGCGCCGAGAACATGCGCGACTGCATAGCCCACGGCACGCGCGCCACCGGCCCGCGCCATGGCCGGACCACGAAGCCGGAGCGGACCCCGCGCGGAGAGCTGCACGGCCACGCGAAGCTCAGCGAAGCGGCTGTGATCGCCATCAGGTCGGCAACCGCGCGCACCGGGAGGTCCCTGGCGGCCGAGCACGGGATCAGTCCTGCCACCGTCTGTCTGATCCGCTCGAAGAAAATCTGGAGGCACCTGTGATCGACATCTCGCAGACCACTGCCCCTCGGTCGGACCAGCTCAACGCCGACGACCTGATCGGCGGCCCGCGCACCATCACGGTTACGCGCGTGTCGAAGATGAAGGAGCCGGACCAGCCGATCGCGATCTACTTCGAGGGCGACGGTGGCAAGCCCTACAAGCCCGGCAAGTCGATGCGCCGCGTGCTCCTGCGGATCTGGGGCCAGGACGGCACCGCCTACGTCGGTCGGCGGATGACCCTCTACCGGGACGACGCCGTGCAGTTCGGCGGCGCGGCCGTCGGCGGGATCCGGATCAGCCACATGTCCGGGATCTCCTCGGCAGTGACGATGGCGCTCACGGTGACCCGGGCCAGCCGCAAGCCGTTCACGGTGAAGCCGCTGCCCGAGAAGCGCTCGCGCGCGCCGGAGAAGAGGCAGGATGATCCTGCTCCGGCCGGTGAGCAGCAGGACGCGCCCCGCCAGCCGTCCTCGCGCGACCGCCTGTACGCCGCCGCCCGGGCCGAGGCCGCGAAGGGCAGCGACGCGCTGCGTTTCTTCCGCGCCGACCTCGACCCGCGGGCCGACCGCGCTTTGGACGCCATCGCCGACGATCTGGAGCGGATCGCCGCCGCCGCTGATGTCGCCGACGACGACGGATTCCCGGGCTTCGCGCCTCCCGCCGAGGAGGCCGCCTGAGATGGCCCCCATCTTCTGCGCCGACTGCGGCACCGAGTGCGCCCTGGTCGACGGCCGCGACGTCGATGCGCACAATCCCGAAATTGCCGACGCGTGGGTATGGGCGTGCCCGGTGTGCCCGGCATCGTGGGCGCATCAAGACAAGGACGGCGGCTGTGTCGGGCTCCCGGCCGGTCAGGCCACGGTCAACGCCCGCGCGCTGCTCCGCCTGCAGGTGATGGTGCCGCTCGTCCGGCAGGCCCCGCCGAACGAGCAGACCCTCGCCGCTGCCCGCGTCCGCGCCTTCCTCGCTGACCATCTGGATCTGGCCGACCAGGAGGGGCTTCTCGCGAACCTCAACCTGGATCAGCTCCGGCAGGCTTGGCGCATCCTCCACGCTGCGACCTACGACGACGTGCGGATCTGGGCGCAGCGGCACCGCGGCACGAAGCGGCGCACCCCGGCGAGCGGCGAAGGGGTGGCGGCGTGAACGCGCCCGCACCGATCCTCCGTGGCTCGAAGCAGCACGACCTCTTCGCGCTGACGGCCGAGCGCTTGGTCTACGATGACGCCGTCGAGATGACCCTCGCCTCGCTCCAGGCCTACGGCCCGCAGCACGAGCACTGGGCGATGGCGTGGTCGGGTGGCAAGGACTCGACCGCAACGCTGACGCTGATTGTCCACCTGATCGAGGCCGGCCGGCTTGCGCCGCCGAAGACGCTCACCGTCTACTATGCCGACACCCGCCAGGAGCTAACGCCGCTCGCGATCGCGGCGGCTGACGTCATGGCGCGACTCGCCCGCTTCCCGTGGATCCGGCTGCGCGTCGTCGCCGCGCCGCTCGATCGACGATTCCTCGTCTACATCCTCGGCCGGGGCGTCCCGCCGCCGAACAACAACACGCTCCGCTGGTGCACCCGGCAGATCAAGATCGACCCGATGGCTGCCGCGATCGAGGCCGACCTCGCCGGCCTGCCCGAGACCGACACGGTGCTGACGATCACCGGCGTCCGCCAAGGCGAGAGCGCGATCCGCGACAAGCGAATCGAGATGAGCTGCTCGAAGGACGGCGCCGAGTGCGGGCAGGGTTGGTATCAGCAGCTCCTCCCCGACATGAAGGGCGTCCGCGGGCGCCTCGCGACCCTCGCGCCGATCCTGCACTGGCGGGTCTGCAACGTCTGGGACTGGCTGCGGGTCTACGCGCCGATGCGCGCCTATGGCGGTTGGGCGACGGCGATGCTGGCCGACGCCTATGGGGGCGTTGAGGCCGAGGAGGCGAACGCGCGCACCGGCTGCGTCGGGTGCCCACTCGCCGCCCGGGACAAGGCCCTCGAGGCGGTCGTGGCGCTGCCGGCCTGGTCGTACCTCGCGCCGTTGCTCGGCCTGCGCCCGATCTACCGGGAGTTGCGGCTCGCCAGGAACCGGCTGCGCCAGCCTGGCGGCGAGACTCGCAAGGACGGCACGCTGGTGCCGAACCAGCAGCGCATGGGCCCGATCACCCTGCCGGCGCGCCTCGACGCGCTCGACCGGATCCTCGCCATCCAGGCGGCCTGCAACGCCGTGGCTGATCGGCTCGGCCGGCCGCACGTCGACCTGCTCAACGCCGAGGAGGAAGCGCGCATCCGCGAGCTGATCGCGGCCGGCACGTGGCCGCAGCGCTGGACCGGCGACGAGCCGACCGCGGACGTGCCGCTCGATGCGATCTTCCCCGACGGCTCGGTGCAGCCGCTCCTCTTCGGAGCGGACTGATGCTCGTTGCCCCCGTCCAGCACATCGAGGCGATCGACCGCGCGGAGCTGAACCGGCTCCTCGTCCGCTGGGGCCATCGCATGGGCCCGTACCAGCGCACGAGCTACGCGATCAAGGCGCACCACGCGATGTTCGAGCGCGGCGAGCCGGTCGCGGTGACGGCCGCGGGTGAAACCGTGCGCCACGTCGTCGGGCAGACCGGGATCCGACGCGAGCAGTGCGTCGAGCTGGCCCGCATGTGTGCGGCCCGGCCCGGTCTCTGCCGGCCGATGCTCCGTCTGTGGTGCGAGATGCTGTTCCCGGCGATCGCCGCCACCCACGGCCGCGCGCTCGCGGTCTTCTACCAAGACGAGGCCCTGCACTCTGGCGACCTCTCCCGCTTCGACGGCTGGCCGCTGGTCGGCCGCGGCGGTGGCGGCGGTCCGGACAGCCGGACCGGCCGCCCGGGGCGCCGCATGAAGATCTGGGCTGGCCGCGCGACGTCGCTGCCGCCGCTCTCACCCCCATCCCCGAAGCCGCGGAGTAGCCCCATGGCCGAATTGGTCTCAGACGGTGATGTCGACCACACGCTTCTGCGACGGGAGAAGGTTCAGACCGCCCTTTCTCTCCTGAATGCTCTCATCGTCGGACCCTTGCACTGCCGCCGTGACGGTATGCAGTCCCGCCCTGTGTTCGATCGCGGCCTCAGCTCGTGCCGATTGGATCATCTCCGTCGCCCTTACAGGCCCGACGGCGTTGATCGAGGTGGTGATCGTCATGGCTCGGACCTCCTCAAGCAGGATCTGAGCACGAGATCATTAAGCGATCAGTTTCGTATATCCGGTCAATTTTTCAGATCCGTGAAAGCGCAGCTGAACAACAGTCTTTCGGCCCTCATCTCTCTGATCTCGGAGTAGGAGCATGGCCGAGTCCAGTTCCATCACGCGCGAGATGATCGACGCGGCCGCTGCGGCGATCGCCAACGCTCGAGCCGGCCGGCGCGGCTCGCCGATGCATCCGACGGCGCGGGGCCGCTCGCACATCCCGGACCACGCCCGGCCGGTGCTGTGGAAGGACAGAAAGCTAGGAGGGGGAAGTGCCGCGTAGCGTCCGCACATCCGAACGGCCGGAGCGCCCCGCACTTCCGTTCGCACCCAAGGGCATCTCGCGGTTGGAGGCCGCCCGCTACGTCGGCGTCTCCGTGACCACCTTCGACGAGATGGTACGAGAGAGGCTGATGCCTCGGCCGAAGCAGGTTGGCACGCGCGTGCTTTGGGATCGCGCGCAAGTCGATCTATTCTTCGAGGCGCTGCCGGAACGCGAGGCGAACCAGGAGAGCGACGAGGATATCCTGGCGAGGCTCGGGTGACGCGCATCCGAGTGAAGGGGTTCAAGATCTTCGCGGACCGGCACGGCGCCATGCGGTGCTACCACCGGACGACCGGCGAGAAGATCGACCTGAAGAAGGCGCCGCTTGGATCCGCTGCGTTCTTCGCGGAGGTGGCGCGGATCGGGAAGAGCGCCGAGACCGCCGCTGCGCCCAAGGCCGGCACGCTCGGCAGCCTGATCGTCGCCTACCGCGCGCACGCGGCCTTCACCGACTTGGCCCCGCAGACGCGCGCAGACTATCAGAAGGTCCTCGACTATCTGAAGGACATCGACGGCACAGACCTTGAGCGGTTCACGCGCCCGTTCGTGGTGAAGGTCAGGGACCGCGCGGCCGAGCGGAAGGGGCGTCGATTCGGCAACTACGTGAAGGCGGTGCTGTCGCTGATGTTCGCCTGGGGGTCGGAGCGCGGCCACCTGCCAGCGAACACGGCCACCGGCATCAAGGATCTGCGCAAGAAGAAGGGTGAGCCCGACGCCAACCGCCCTTGGTCAGACGCCGAGCGCGAAGCTGTGCTGGCCGCCGCGCCGCCGCACATCCTCACTCCGGTCGCCTTGATGATGTTCACCGGCCTCGGACCGAAGGAGGCGCTCGGCCTACCGCGGGAGGCCTTTCGCGATGGTGAGCTGTCGACGAGTCGAGCCAAGACAGGCGAGCCAGTGTTCTGGCCCGCGCCGCTACCGCTCACGATGATCCTGGCCGCCGCGCCGGAGCACACGGCGCCGACCCTGTGCGCGAACTCCGAGGGTAAACCCTGGACGCTCAGCGGATTCCGCGCGTCGTGGCGGCCGATTCGATTGAAGCTGGAGAAGGCGGGGAGGGTGCAGCCAGGCCTCACGCTCTATGGGCTGCGGCACACCCTGGCCGTCGTGCTACGCGAGATCGGGCACGACGAGAGAGCCATCGCCGACGCGCTGGGACAGCGCACGATCGAGATGGCCCGGCACTATGCGAAGGGTGCGGATTTGGCGCCGAAGATGCGAGCGCTGGTGGCTTCGCTAGACGCCGAGTTTGCGCGCCGAAGCGCGGGCGGCCGTCAAACCCAGAGGCCAGAAACGTCAAACCCGCCAGGAGGCGGTTTGGGTCAAACGAGCAAAATCAAGAAGTTAGATGGTAGCGAGGGAGGGATTTGA